ACTATTGATCTAGATGATACTGCTGTAACCCCAGCATCATATGGTTCCTCTACTGCTATTCCAATAATCACTGTTGATCAGCAAGGGCGCTTAACTGCAGCATCTACTGCCACTGTTTCAACAAGCCTTGCTCTTGCAGGTGAAACTGGTACTGGTACAGTCAACCTTATTGACTCAAGTTTTAGTATTGTCGGTGGAACAGGTATTGCCACATCAGCTAGTGGAAACGAGATTACGGTAACAACCGTAGATGCAGAAATTGTACACGATGACCTATCAGGTTTTGTTGCTGATGAACACATAGCACACAGTGGGGTAACAATTACTGCAGGCGATGGTTTAACTGGTGGTGGTACAATTGCCGCCACACGAACACTTGCCATTGGTGAAGGTACTGGTATTACAGTATCTGCAAACGCAATTGCTACAAATGATGGTGAAATTGTTCATGACAACCTCTCAGGGTTTGTTGCTTCTGAACACATCAATCACGGTGGTGTAAGCATTGTTGCTGGTACTGGTTTAACTGGTGGCGGTAATATAGAAGCAACAAGAACGCTGAATGTTATTGGTGGTGACGGTATTACAGCAAATGCTGATGAGATTGAAGTTGCTGTTGATAACTCTACAGTTGAACTTTCTGCAACAAGCGGATCTGGAGTTGTACGAGTCAAAGATGGTGGTATTACCAACGCAAAACTAGCGAATGACTCACTTACAATCGGTACCACAGAAATTGACCTAGGTGCATCATCTACTGTTCTTGCTGGTCTCACACAGATTGATGTTGATAACATTCGTATCCTAGATAACACTGTTGCGTCATCAACAGGTACTCTTTTCCTTGACCCGAATCCTATCGACTCAGATGGTGGTGAGGTTATTGTTCGTGGTAACTTTACAGTACAAGGTACAACAACTACTGTAAACTCAACTACAGTGTCTATCAATGACTTGAACATGGTTCTTGCTGACTCGGCAGCAAACGCTGCAGCTGCAGATGGTGCTGGTCTTACAGTCGGTGGCGCAGGATATTCAGGAACTAGGGCTACATTTACATATAACGGTAGTACCGACGAATGGGAGATGAATAAGAAACTTAATCTCCCAGGTTCTGGATCACTAGAATTTGGTGGTGTTAGTCTATTAGAAACCATTGATGATCACTTAGCTAGTAACTTGCTTCAAGCGGGTGAAGGTATTGACTTAACATACAGTGATGGTTCAAATACACTTACTATAGCAGCAGAACTTGCCACAATCTCAAACCCAGGTGTTGCCTCATTCGACTCAGATGAGTTTACAATCACATCTGGTGCTGTTATTCTTGATACAATTGACGGCGGAACTTTCTAATATAATACAGTCTGGGTATTTTTATATTCAGACTTTAAACACGCCTTTTTTAAGGAGCAGAAATGGCTAAGTTATTACTTAAAAAATCATCAGTAGATGGTAATGCCGCTGGTACAAGCGATATAGATTATGGTGAACTTGCCATTAACTACCGCAATGGTAGGCTGTTCTATAAAGATAACTCAAATAATATTGATAACTTTATTGACTCGGATCTGATTAATGCGAAATACCTATCAAAGGCTGGGGGTACATTAACAGGTGATATAGCATTTGCTGGTTCTCAAACAGTAGATGGTAGAGATGTTTCTACTGATGGCACAAAGCTAGATGGCATAGAAGCAAATGCGGATGTAACAGATACTACTAATGTTACCGCTGCAGGTGCTCTTATGCTTACAGGTGGTACAATGTCTGGCATTATCACAATGGGTGATAATAAGATTGTCAGTCTTGCAACTCCCGTAGATTCAGCTGATGCCGTACCAAAATATTATGTTGACTCTGCCCTCGATAATTTTTCAGCAGTCAACGGCACACAGAACAGATATAGCTATACAGCCACAGCAGGTCAGACAACTTTTGCAGCCAACTATGATGTTGGATTTGTGGACGTGTATTTGAATGGTGTGCGTCTAGTGGTCGGTACAGACGTAACAGCAACATCAGGAACAAATGTTGTATTTTCTCCTGCGTTGGCATTGAATGATATCGTTGAAATAGTTGGATACGGTATTTTCACATTAGCAGACCACTACACCAAAGCCGAAGCAGATTTAAGGTTTAGAATTAACATATACGATGCATCAGGGACACTACTCAACTAATATAAATAGTTGAAAGATATAGGACGAAATAATGGCTAACCCAACTTCAAGACAGACATTGATTGACTACTGCAAACGTCGTTTAGGCGATCCAGTAATTGAAATCAATATTGATTACGATCAAGAACAAGATCGTGTGGATGAAGCCATACAGTATTGGCAAGAATACCACTCCGATGCTACATTTAGAACATATATTGCTCAACAAGTGGGTGATAGTGATGTCTCAAGAGAGTATGTGAATGTACCAACTGATGTACTCTATGTTACTAAAATGTATAATGTCAACAGTAACTTTGGCGGTAGTACCAATATGTTCTCTGTTAAGTATCAAATGATGCTCAATGATATTGCAAATATGCAACACTTTGCTGGCGATATGGCATACTACGAACAACTCAACCAATACTTGTCTCTTTTGGATATGAAACTCAATGGTCAAACACAAGTAACATATTCAAGGCACGAAAATAGACTGTATATACACGGTGATTTTGCAGATAAAGATATTAAGTCTGGAGATTATATTGTATATGAAGCATATAAAACAACACCAACAACCAATACGGATGTTTGGAATGATATATGGTTAAAGGAATATACAACTGCATTGTTTAAACACCAATGGGGAGCAAACCTAATCAAGTTTGAAGGCATGCAGATGCCGGGTGGGGTTACAGTAAATGGTAGACAACTCTTTGATGATGCACTTCAAGATATAACAAGATTGCAAGAAAGAATCCGAATGGATTATGAGACACCAGCCAATTTCTTTGTAGGATAAATCATGGCAACTAATCCATATTTTAGTCAAAAAGTAAGATCAGAACAGAATCTTTATGAAGATATAATCATAGAGTCGCTCAAGATGTTTGGGCAAGATGTTTATTATTTGCCTAGAACAATTGTGAATGAAGATAGTATTTTCGGTGATGACGTTCCATCAAAATTTGGTTCCTCACACAAGGTAGAGATGTACATCGAGAACGTTGAAGGTTTTGATGGTGAAGGAGATTTGTTTACCAAGTTTGGTGTAGAAATAAGAGATCAAGCAACCTTTATCCTGGCAAGAAAACGATGGAGTGATCTTCAGAGAAATAGTAGTTCAGTAAGTTCTATTCGCCCAAACGAAGGTGACTTGATATATTTGCCTTTGTCAAATAAAATATTTCAAATTATGCATGTAGAACACGAACAACCATTCTATGCTCTTAGTAATCTACCAACATATAAAATGCGCTGCGAACTGTTTGAATATAGTGATGAGGATCTTGACACTGGCATTGATGCAATACAAGAGATTGAAGAAAACTATGCCTACACATATAGTCTCACACTAGATTCTGCTTTGACTGCAGGTTCTTGGTCTGTTGGAGATAATGTAAAACAAACCTTGGCAGATGGTACAATCATGTCTGGCGAGATTTCAGCATACAGTGATAGCGATAAGATAGTACACCTTGTTCATGTCGGTGCGAATGACGGCGCCTTCCATAACTTTGCTACAAGTAGATATCTAATCACAGAAGATTCCTCTGGACAAGCACTCGTGACTGCTATAGCAGAGGTTAATAAGTTATCTGCTAATGAACAGAATGATGATTTCAATACGACTGCCACAGATATGTCATTCCTTGATTTCAGTGAAACAAATCCATTTGGAGATCCTAGATAATGTTTAGTAAGAAGTGTAGAGAGCATTTAGATGATGTAAGCGAATCTGGTGTAGAACATATGCTTCAAGCATTATGGGTTGCATTAAAGCTACAATTGTTGGTTCCAATCTGTATTATACATGCCTTTGCACCGTGCTTTTTTACAGCTACTGCAACAAATGAAATGAAAAAGATATTGAAGAAAAGAGAATCCAATGTTAGGTAGTTACTTTTATAACGAAAGAGTGAGAAAAAGTGTAGCCATGTTTGGCTCTCTTTTCAATAATATTTATGTAATTCGGAAAAATTCTGCAGGGGATGTTATTTCCACAGTAAAGGTTCCTATTTCATATGCACCTAAAAGAGATTTCTTAGAAAGAATACGAGATAATGCCAACTTAGATACAGATACAAATGTTGCTATAAAATTACCTAGGATGTCATTTGAAATTTTAGGTTTTTCATATAATTCTGTTAGACAATTGAATAAAATGGGGAATAAAAACAGGGTAGCATCTACATCTGTAACACCTCAAGTTAAAAGAGCAAAGATATATAACTACGTCCCATATGATATCAACTTTCAATTACAAATTTACGCAAAAACACAAGATGATGCTTTACAGGTTGTAGAACAAATATTGCCTTTCTTTGCTCCGCAATATTCTCTTACTATCAAACCATTCGCTGATTATGCTGACATCAAAGAAGATGTTCCTATTACGCTTGAAGGTCTTTCTACCCAAGATGACTTTGATGGAGAATTAGGATCTCGTAGAACTATTATATATGCTTTAGATTTTGTTATGCAAGCTAATTTCTACCAAGGTGTCAACGAATCCGCTATCATAAGAGAAGTTATTAATAATTTGCATGTTGATACACTCACTGATTCAGACGGTCATGGTAATGCATCAATACCAAATGTAAAATTAACAGTACTACCAAATCCATTAAATGTATCACCTGATAGTGATTATGGGTTTACAACGGTTAAATTATATTCAGAAGAGGGTGATTCAAGTGGCTGATAAGAAAAAAGAAGCTGATACAGACTATACATACTCACGTGAGGTTCTTTATGATCTGATAGAAAAAGGCCGAGGCGCACTCGAGGATATGATTGAAGTTGCACGGGAGAGCGAACACCCTCGGGCATTCGAAGTATTATCAGGGTTAATTAAAAATACAGCTGATGTTAACGATAAACTACTTGACCTAAATAAGAAACATAAGGATATTAACACAGAGGCTGTAAAACAATTAGAAGGCGGTGTGACTAATAATAATGTTTTTGTTGGCTCAACTGCAGATTTACAACGTATGTTGCAAGATGTGAGAAAAAGTGAGGAAAATAATGTGGTGGATATTACACCGCATCTAAAAGATGAATAATATTATTAATAGTCATGAAGGCTACCTTGGAAATCCGAACGTAAAACGGGATGGTATTACACAAGGTTGGTCACAGGAAACAATCCTAGAATACCAAAAGTGTATGCAAGATCCAGCATATTTTGCTCGGACCTATTGTAAGATTATATCTCTTGATGAGGGTTTAGTCAACTTTAATCTGTACCCATATCAGAAAAATATGTTCGACCATTTTAATGATAATAGATTTTCTATTGTTCTTGCTTGCCGTCAAAGTGGTAAATCTATTTCATCAGTTGCTTATCTGCTATGGTATGCACTTTTTAATAGTGAAAAGAACATTGCGGTCCTAGCAAACAAAGGTGCTACATCACGTGAGATGTTATCCCGCATTACACTTATGCTAGAAAATTTACCTTTCTTTTTACAACCCGGCACTAAGACACTGAATAAAGGCTCTATAGAGTTTTCTAATAACTCTAAAATTATTGCTGCGGCAACATCTGGCTCATCTATTCGTGGTATGTCTGTCTCACTTCTATATCTCGATGAGTTTGCTTTTGTAGAAAATGCTGCTGAGTTCTACACATCAACATATCCTGTTATTTCATCTGGTAAAGATACTAAAGTTATTATTACATCAACTGCAAATGGCATTGGTAATATGTACTATAATATTTGGCAGGGGGCAACTCAAGGTACAAATACTTATAAACCATTTCGTGTCGATTGGTGGGATGTTCCAGGGCGTGATGAAAAATGGAAAAACGAAACTGTTGGCAATACCTCTCAGCTACAGTTTGATCAAGAATTTGGAAATACCTTTTTTGGTACAGGTGATACACTTATTAATGCAGAGACCCTTATGGAGTTTAGGGCAGCAGATCCTATTAGATGGTTAGAGGGTAGTGATTTATTGGTTTACGATGAGCCAAAGGCAAACCATGAATACATCATGTGTGTTGATGTATCAAAAGGAAGAGGACAGGATTATTCTACTTTTAACTTAATCGACATTAGCGTATCACCATTTAGGCAAGTGGCTGTATATCGCAACAACAATATCTCTCCTCTCCTCTTCCCTGATATTATTTATAAGTATGCAATTCTTTACAATAATGCATATGTTGTTGTAGAGTCAAATGATCAAGGAACTTTGGTCACAAGAGGTTTGTATTACGATTTAGAATATGAAAACTTACATATGGAATCTGCTATTAAAGCGGATAAAATTGGTGTTGAGATTACAAGAAAAACTAAAAGGTTAGGTTGCTCATCTATAAAAGACATACTAGAAAATGGTAAACTTGTTATTCAAGACCATAATACAATTATGGAAATTTCTACATTTATTGCAAGAGGGCAGTCATATGAGGCATCGGCTGGTAACCACGATGATCTTATGATGAATCTGGTTATGTTTGGATATTTTGCAAATACTACAATGTTTAGAGATATGACCGATATTAATCTTAGAGAAATGATGTATAAAGATAAGATTAGCCAAATTGAAGCAGACATGATGCCATTTGGTATTATAGATGATGGAGTGCCTGATGAGGTGATAACTAATCAAGAAAATGACCATAGCACTGGTTGGGCTTTGGATACAACGGACAGATTTTTCTAAAACTAAAATGATATAAATAGTTTCAATGAACATCCGTATTATGAGATAAGCTTATCAACTATAAAAACTGAGGAATAAAACGCTATGGCACTTACAACACCCTCTCAGTCTCCAGCAATCGTTACGAAGGAGATTGATTTAACAGGTGGTGTACCAAACGTACCAACAAGCACAGGCGCTTTTGTAGGCGAATTTAGATGGGGACCAGTACAACAACCCACTCTAGTCGCAAACGAAGCAGGTCTAGTAGAACGTTTTGGCGCACCTGACAGTGACAATACTGTCGAATGGCATTCAGCCGCATACTTTTTAAGATATTCTAGCGACTTCAGTGTTGTTAGAGAAATCAACGGAGCCTTAAATGGCTTTGACTCGGACGCTGGCGCTGCTGCGCCCGTTGTTAAAAACAGAGATAATTGGGACAACCAAATCGGTGCACTTAATGACTCGGATCATACATTTGTTTCTAAGTGGCCTGGTGAACTAGGTAACTCAATCGAAGTTCAGTTCTGTACAGCAGATTCATCTGGTACAACAGACTTTGATGCTTGGGCATATAGAGGATCCTTCGATGCTGCACCCGATACATCTGCATGGGATTCAGCAAGAGGCTCATCAAAGGATGAAGTTCATATCGCAGTCATAGATGCTGGCGGTCTCTTCACAGGTGTTAAAAACTCTGTACTCGAAACTTTCCCATTCCTATCAGTATCAAATGATAACAAGTCCTCTGACGGAGCAACAAACTACGTCAAGAACGTTG